AAGTCCGCCCATACCCGACATAATGCGGAGTACGTTGTAGTTTGTGGCGTATACATATACAGTTGATGATAGCGTGGCACCTACGCAGTTGTTGGTTACCGTTAGGAGGAGCGTGGTGTTATCGATACGAGATAAGTTGCACGTGCCTGAAGGTTGGTGTTGCTCGGGTTGTAGAGCGAAGGAGTATACGTTGATACCCGTGGCAGGGATGTTGGTGTGGTGTTGGTAGGGTTGTACTAAGTTGAAGTAGTCGCCAGGTTGTTGGGTGAAGCGGTCGTGGCCGTTGAGTTGGATGAGGCCCGTTACTACAGGGTTGTAGCCAGCCATGCCTTCTACGCGGGTTACGGAGTAGCCAGACTCGAGTACGGAGCGGTCCCACCAGTCTGAGTAGTTGAAGGGTTGCTGGCCCTTCCATTGGTTGATGATGGTGGAGTCGCAAGATACGAAGCTGTCGCGTTGTACTACCCATACAAGTTCCTTGCAAGGGTGGTTGAAGTTGAGCTTGATCTTGTTGGACGTGGACGTGATGGATTCACCGCCCGTGAATTGTAGCGTCTCGATGAGGTATTCGTGGGCTACTTGGGCGAACTTGCGGCGTTCGTCCGTGTCTAGGTAGATGTAGTCTACGTAGAGGGAGGCGGCTACTAGACCAGCGTTGGCTACACGGGTTTGGATCGTGTTGGGGGCGCCGCTTACGTTGGGCGTGAAGTCCCAGCAGAGGTTGCTGAGGGGGCTGAACTCTAGATTGATGCGTACCTCGTGGTATTGGAGGGCGATTAGAGGTAGAGCTAGGCCAGGGTGGCGATTGAACCAGAACTGTAGGGGGATATACATTGTGTATTCGGGAGAGCAAGAGCTGATTTCTTCGGTTGTGTTGGGTACGTTGTATCCGCAGGCAGAGTCGCAACCCTCGCCACCTTGTAGTAGGGTGTTTACAAGTTGGGGTACATTGCCAACCATCTTGGAGTAGCCAGCTTGCTTTCCAGCCTCCTGCGTGAGTTCATTCCAGATGTGTAGCCAGTCACCGTATTGCTTGTCGATGCGTTGACCGCCGATTTCGATTTCAACACTGTTGATGAGGTTGTGGCCAGGCCAATTGAGCCAGCGGAATTGGGCACCAGAACCGTCGCTTGTCTGTAGGGTTACAGAGGGTAGCGTGGCTACGAGGTACATACGGTAGATTAAGTCACCGTTGCGTTGGATCGTGCACGTTACCTTCTTGCCGAAGTTGGGGGCACCGTTGAAAGGATTTTCAATGGCTTCCATGGCGAAGTTGGTGTGGCGGCGGTATACTACCTTGAAGAAGGTGATCTGGGGATTACCGGTTAGGTAAACGTCTTGGGCGCCATAAGCTACAAGTTGCATTAAACCACCACCAGTCATCTCTGTCTATACCCCTTCCATAGAAAAAAATTTTGGCAAATCTACAAAAAATAAACCGGGAACATAATTTCTCTTATTGTCCGCAAAATTATCATCTGTGCTTAAACAAGCAGAGAACTTACAAGTTTAGAACAAAATGTCCGGGGGTGATAGTTTTTTTAAGATACGTCCAACAAAGCGAATAACAGTTGAAGAAAGAACAACACTAGATGTTATTCATCAACAGCAATTACAAAAGATTAATGAAGAACAAGAGGAATCAAAATTAATACAAGAAGATATGGAGGTTTTACAAAAACGTATAGAAGAAACAAGTGATGATTTAATTCGTGGACAATTAGAAAATAAATGTGTTCGTTTGAAAGAAGAGTTGGTCAAAAAACAAAATGATGAACGCGTATATGATTATTTATTAGATGCTGGTACAATATTATTTGATTATTATGATTTACAGACAAAGATATCACAGGGTCAAACAACATCAACATCACAGTGGACAAAACGAAAACCTGGTGATGTTCTAAGTGCTCTTGAAACGGCGGCATTTATTGATAATGAAAATAATACAACATCTTCTACAAATGATGTTATTACAAAAGATCTTATTACAAAAAAGAAGGGTGAACCGATAAATCGTGATATTTTATTGGATAAATATTTAATGCAAACGAATCCTGACTATGTGCGTAAAACAACCGAGTTAGATGATATGTCTGGCGAATGTTCAGAATGTGGATCAGATATGATGTTTAGTCAAAACGAGGCAATGTTGTACTGTGGTGAATGTGGAGCAACTGAATTTATCCTGATTGATAGTGATCGTCCGTCATACAAGGATCCTCCGCGTGAATCGTCGTATTATGCTTACAAACGTATTAATCATTTTAATGAATTGTTAGCACAATTTCAGGCGAAAGGAAGTGCTGAAATTTCACAGGATATTCTTGATCAAATTAAAAATGAATTGAAAAAACAGCGAATTACGGATTTTAAGATAATAAAATATCGCCAAATGCGTGAAATTCTACGTAAGTTAAAGATGAATCGTCAATATGATCATATTCCGTATATTATTAGTCATTTGAATGGAAGTATTGCTCCAGTCATGGATCGTGAAACAGAAGAAAAGTTACGTCACATGTTCAAAGAAATTCAGCCGAGTTTCCAAGAACATTGTCCAAAAAATCGTCGCAATTTTTTATCGTATTCATATGTACTATATAAGTTCTGTGAATTATTAGAATTAGACAAGTTTTTAGCAAGTTTTCCTCTTTTAAAGAATCGTGATAAGTTATATCAACAAAGTAAGGTATGGGAAGCTATATGTAAGGATATGAGTTGGGAATATATTCGTTCAATATAGATCTAATAACTGCCTAAAAATTGAAGTTAAATAATTGTATACTATTCATTATAATAAAGAAATAATAATGAATCTACTTATTCTTGGACTTTCAGGATTCCTGACTGGAATCTATGGTAATAATGTTACAAATCCAGTATTTCTTATGAATACACTGCCAATTCGTCCAAATGGTAATTATTCAATTGGATATCTTTCACCAACTTCTATGGGATTTCATTCTGTAAATTCTACAGGTTGTAATCGCATATCTATGTTTCAATTTCCTGCAGTTTCTTCAGGTTCAGCATTTAGTTTATCCCTCCATATAATTCCTGAACCAATGCATAAATGTAGTCTTGGACTTACTCTTTATTCATTTGTGAATAATACACAAATAGGCGCTCAAGTTGTAAGTTCATTTGTGCATAATCTAACCGAACATATACAGATTGATGTAAAAGATGCTAATTGGATTCTTGTAAAGGATACTCAGTATTATGTAGTATTACAAATGATTCAAGGAAAAAATAAGCAAGATCATTGTCATACGCGTTTACCGTATTCAAATAATTCATCTGTAGCTAGACTATATTCAATTATTATTCAGGATGAAAAGTACAATAATACATGTAATTCATCATCTTCTTGGAATACAACTATATCTACACAAGGTGAATTTATTGGTATGAGTATTATTGCAAATACATATGTTTTAAAAAATAGTACATCAGTAAATAACACCTCCATGGCAAGAAAGTTAAATTCAACTGCAGCAGTTAATGGAACTATTGTCAACGCAACTACTATCAATGCAACTACAACATCAACCACAACAACCACAACTTCAAAAACATCTACACCAAGTTATATAACACTTTCACAATCATTGACAATGAGTAAAAGTAAAAGTATAAGTGCAAGTCCTAGTTCTCAATATTCAAATACGCCTATTCCAACTTATACACTATTACCTAGTCCTTCAAAAACATCAAGTATATCTAATTCACCAAATTCTTCATCAATAATAATAGTAAGTCTATTACCTGCTTCAATTTCAAATTCTGATAATTTATCTAACACGAGTAAAATTATTATTGGTAGTCTAGTAAGTATATTTATTGGAGTTTGTAGTATAATACTCTATATTGTTTATAGAAGAAATAAGATGGAAATAAATAAGCTAATTAATTCAAGACTACCCGCAGAAGTAAAAATTAATCCTATAAATCCTATTAATCCGACGAATGATGAATTTATTACTACATATGATGGACGTCAACGTCGTTCAGGAAGCTTTGTATAAATTTCTCTATATGAAAATATAAGAATATATATTATATATTCTTATATAAGTTACTATACTTTTTTATATTAGTATTTAACGGCGCATGGGGAAACCAACGAGGTTGGCACCTAGACCGAAACCCGCACCTTGGCGAGCCGTTACGCCTACAGAGGGGGCTAGTACGTCGAGTAGGGCGAATACTGCAGCGGCTACTAGGGCTAGAGCGGCGATTTCATCTAGCGGGAGGGAACGCTTAGGGATATAGATGGCGGCGATAGCTACGGCTAGACCTTCTAGTAAATACTTTAGGGCACGATTGACAAAGTCAGCTACACTACCTTGCATACTTCTATACTATATAAATGGAAAATAGTTATATTGACCGGAAAGATGCGTAAAGAATTGGTGTATTCAAATAGTATATACGAGAAGAAATGTCTCAAGGTCCTGTAAAGGAAGATTTTCTTGATGAGGATAATGAAATCCCGGGACAACGTTTTTGCCTACTAAGTTTCTTAAGTCCTGAAAAGGTTCTTGCCAAAAAGGAACTCTATTTTTTTGACCAATTTCTAAAAAATTATGAAATTAATTGGAAAACAAAGAATCTAGAAAAGTTTCTAGCGAAACAAGTGATGGATTTCAATAAGAAACTAGATACTGAAGCGGACCGTCTAATGGAAACGGATCTAAGTGGTGCCGCTGATATTTGCCGTCAAGCCCGTATTCGCATTGATAATGTTCTTGATAATTACCATGACTTTGTAAAGCAAAATGCTTCTGACATCACTCAAACATCCATCAAGGATTCTTATGATGATTTCATGTATGCTCATGGTAAAAAGCTAGAGGATGATTATCATTCTAAGAATAACTTCCAAACAACGGTTCGTGGACTGAAAATACGTGGAAGTTATAGTTCTCAAGAAGAAGCCACCGCTCGTGCTAAGAAGCTACAACGCAATGATGCAGTTCACAATATTTATGTAGCTACTGTTGGTAAGTGGCTTGCACGGGATCCTAGCCCCAATGAAGTAGGTGATCAAGAGTATGCTGAAGACCAGCTCAATGAACTCATGAAGTCTTATAAGAAGAATGAAGAAGATCGTGAAGAATTCTTTTCTAAAAATCCGGATGCTAAGAAGGCTGCTAAGCCTAAGATCATTGGTGAAAGTCTAGAAAATTCTGCTCCTGCTTCTGTAGTTGAAGCTTCTGGACCTAC